GGTATCCGAAAGTACTTTGATACTTGGCAAAGTCTTGCTGTAGATCAGAACGGTCAGACAGCAGGATATCTCAGAGGCAAAGAAGGGTATGGAAAGCAGATTGTGATTGAACAGTTGAAGAAAGGTATTGGTCTTCCTGTCTACTCCACACCTCTTGGCATTCCTAAACTGCCATCAGAAATACAAAATAGATTACCTAAGTTTGGTCCTATTGATCTTGCACAAGGTCAGTTTGACTTGGACTTTGTGACAGGCGATGATGTAATATATTCGTGTACGTTGTTTGACGCATTCCCTACCACCATGAACGACATTCAGTTGAACAATGATATTGATGGTGTCGTGGAGTTGAATGTGCAAATGTCGTATACAAAATGGATTCCAAATGAGGTTGAAGCTACAAGTAATATAGAAAAGTTTTTGACAACTCAAATAGGAACAGCAATAGGAAGAGTATTTAATTAAAGGATGAAATGAATGGCACTACCTAAACTAAATGATGTACCAAAATATGAAATGAAAATACCTTCAACAGGAAAATCGGTGATGTTTCGTCCGTTTCTTGTTAAGGAGCAAAAAGTATTGTTAATGGCGTTGGAGACACAGGATAAGAAGCAGATATTAAATGCAATAACAGATACTATAAAAGTTTGTGTTCTTGATAAGATAGATGTAAGTAGATTAGCCACCTTTGATGTTGAGTATATGTTTATGCAACTTAGAGCAAAAAGCGTAGGTGAAACAGCAGATATTAATTTGATTTGTTCGAAATGTGATACTGAAAACGAAGTGAAAATAAATCTAGAAGATATTGATATTAATCTCAGTGATGTTGAAAATAAAGTTAAGATGAACGAAAACTACACTATACAGATGGGATATCCTAGATACGATTTAATGCTAGAAGAAGATGATAAGAGTAATGCTGCAGAAAATCTTATAAAGGTTGTGGTAGCATGTTTAGATAAACTAATTACTGAAGATGAAATTATAAATTTTGATGAGGAAACTGAAGAAGAAGTTAAAACTTTCGTTGATAACCTAACAGCAGATCAGCTACAAAATATAATGGCATTTATTAACAGTATTCCAAATTTAGAAAGACATGTGGAGTTCGATTGTACAGAATGCGGTGAACATAATGAAATAACCTTGAAAGGTGTAGGAGATTTTTTTTAATAACCCTCTCTCACGACTCTTTGGTTAATCATTATCAAGTTAACTATCAGTTGATGCAGCATCACAAATACTCTCTTGAAGACTTAGAATATATGATGCCATGGGAGAGGGAAATATACTTGAGTATGCTAATAGATGATTTAAAACAACAGCGTGAAGAAGCGCAGAGACAACAAATGCAAAGGTAATAAAGATGCCAACTTTAGCAGCAGTAAACGAAACACTTATGAAAAATAATGATACCTTAGACAATGTTTCTAAGACCTTGAGTGATATGCTTGCTGAAGAAGTTAAGCGCAGAAAAGAAGAGTCTAGGGGAAGAAAAGACGCAGAGGAGGCTGCTAGAGAGGCTGCTAGAAGAGGAAAGACTACTAAGGTATCTACAGGTGGTAGACAACCCACAACTACGGCTGGTGAGTTTGGTCAAGGTTTATTTGGAGACAAGCTATATGCAATGGCTACAGGAGCAATAGCAGGGCTATTTAGTGGCATAGGTGGTGTATCATTAGCTAAACTAGCAGGTAGAGGTCTTAAGTTTGGCGCTGCAGGATTAGCTTTAACATCATTAGCTCAAGAAGCGGTAGATAGATTATTTGATAATGTTGATCCTGCTAAGTTAGAAGAGCTTGGAATACAAGATCCAGAAGAATTTAAAAAGAAGGCTACCACTGCTATTAGTGCGGGGTTTGGTCTAAAGTTTCTTGGCGCAAAAGGACCAGCAGCAATAGCAGGTGGTATTGGTGCAGCATTTGGGGGAGACATTGCAAATGTCCTATCTGGTTGGCTTGGTGATAATATCATTAATAAGCCAAACCCTCTAAAATCTTTATTCGGTATAGGTCCAGATACCATAGGCGAGTCTCTTGATAATGAAAATGTGCAGATGGCACTAGGTGCATCAGTAGCTATTATTGCATCCAAGTTGTTGAAGTTTGTTGGATTAGGTCTTGGTAGAATGTTGGTTGTGGGTGGGGTAGCAGGAGCTATCGCACTATTCAAGAAACTTGGTATGACTAGTGTTTCAGACGTTTTAGAGAAAGCAAGAAATGCAACAGCCGCACCTATAACTGATAGAGGATTTGATCCTAAAAATACAGACGGTCCAATAGTAAAGTCACCTGCTTCACCAAAACCAATGATAGATGCCCCTGTGTTGCCTGATCCGACTACGCCTAGAGGGAAACCTATGGCATTAAGTGATGCTGTAAAAAATGCACTAAAAGAAGTGCAAACAGGATCTAGAGTAGTTCCCGGACTACAAATGGTTGGTGAAGGTGTAAATGCCAGACCACAAATAATAGATGAAAAAACAAAAAGATTGAGGTTTGCTTCTAATAAAGAAGTTACAAAACTTATAAACGAAGCTGCAGACGAAAGTAGTAGACTCGCAAAATCCCTTGGTTCTGTGTCTACCACTGCAAAGCTTGCTGCTAATACTGCAGGAAAAGCACTAGTTCCATTAGCATTTGGTTTGGACACCTATACTGGTATTACAGATCAAGAAATGAAAGATGCAGGAGAAAACGTTATTGCACGTGTAAATGGTGCGATTGCTGAAAGCACATTAGGATTTTTTGATCTTATGGCAAATGTTACTGGTGATGCTGTTGACTATTTTACTGGTAGAGATGATTTTGGTGGAGCAGATATGGCAGGAGCACTTAGAGCAAGACGTTTAGAGAATGCTAAACTATTTCAAGAGATGCAAGATTTATCATCACCTGCAGCACCAACAATTGTTCAGATTGATGCCTCTACAAACTCTGGTGATACCACTGCGGTTTCTAATAGGCATGCAGGTTCTGATGGTTCGTATGGAATGAGTGCTATAGATAAAAGAACACTAAAGCAACAAATGATAAAATCACAAGGTCTTTATTAAAAAAGGATGACCATTTCTGATCATCCTTAACTTGAGTCTTCTGTGTACTGTTTAGCCTTCTGCAGCAAGTTTAGCAAAGTACTGCATTGTATCATCCTCTTCCATTGAGGACTCTGCAGTAGCCGCTACAGGCGCAGGAGTAGATGCAGCAACAGGTGCTGCTTTTGTTGTAGGCTCATCCCATGAAATGTTGTTATCCAAAGCTTCTACTTGTTTACGTGTAGCAGGAGTTGATTCTCCTAACACAATCGCTAAACGAGCCTTTAGCTCATCATAGGATTTGTAGTTCTTTGGATCTGTCCATTCTGACATATCATGTTGCTTGTTATAGATAACCTCTAGATCATCATCACTACCTGCCATAGCAGACGGTGACTTGAATGAAGAAGCATCATAGTTGATGTAGCCTTCAACCTTACGGATCTTTACCGTAAAGTCTGCACCCTTCCACATGTCAAATGGATTGATAGGTGCCTCATCAGGAAACTGTGGTTGCATAGTATCCATGATTTTATCAAAGATCTTCTTACCAAAACGATACAGCTTAACCTGTCCTTCGTTCTCAGGGTTTGATGGATCAGAAATAATCAGAACGTTTGAGACATAACGTAGATTACGCTTACGCTCACGTACTGTTGTTTTGGCTTCATCAGAGCCATCTTCATTCCACAAACGTGAGTTTGCTTCTGCCAATGGATCAGGCATACTGATAGAAGTAAGAGACTTCTCTACATACCACTGACCTGTTGGCCCTTTGAAGAAGTGATCCCAATAGCGTACCCATGGAGTAGGCGCATCAGCCGCTCCCGGTAAGAAACGAATAACAGCATAACCGTTACCTGCTTTATCTCTAGTGGGTTGCCAGAAACGTTCATCATTACGATTTTCCGTTTTCTGTTCACCGCCTGATGCAGCCTGTACTAGTGCTGACAAATCGGTGCGGCGGTTCTTTAGTTCTGCGAATGACATATTTGTATTTCTCCGTATCTTAATATATGTTATTGTATTTCTTGTTATCCACGATTCTCATTATATAGAAGTATTTATATAATGTCAAGTTCTTTTATATATCCATGCAACTAAAACTTCTCTGTTGCCCTGTAGAACTTTTCTCACTTGATGCTCTCTAAAAGATGAAAAGAATATTGTTTCTCCTACATCTAAACTTATGTTATGCTCTACGTTGTACTGATCCCAAAGAATAAAATCTCCACCTCGTAAATCATCAGACTTATCGATGATGGTTGAAGTGGAAAACACTCTACCATTAGGATCACGTTTGCCATTTCTTTTTAAATGGTCACGATGCCTTACAAAGTGATCACCTTCTCCGTACTTCAAATAGTTAAACTCTTTAACATAAAAATCAGCAGGATTTAAAGTACTATCCCAAATTGAAATCATGTCTGTTAAAGATTTAGTTATTTCAGGATAATGGTCTGGGTTAATACCATTTTTTATTTTAGTTGACCTAGAAGATTTATTTACTAAAGATTTATTATTTTCAATAACGTTTGCGAGACTAAAAAAAGATTCATCATCCCTCATATCATATAAAGATTCGATATTTAAATCTTTTCTTTTGATATAAATCTTATCCATTAGTCTACAGGTAACATATTCTGTTTCGGTAAAAAGTTTAAGTTCATTGCTTCAGCCTCAATCTTATCTCTTATTGTTGGAGAAATAAACTTACGCACATCCTCTAATTCCACATCAATATCATCACAGATATGTATAATAGCATCCATGTAAGTTGACCTATGATTTTTTACTGTTTCTTCTACTAGCATTGTGAATTTCGTTTTTGTTAGAAAAGTGTCTTCCTGCATTATCCTCGTCTGCCAATTCTTGTGTATATTTGCCGCCAATATCAGGATACCATACCCCGACTGTTCTTTTAGGAGTTCCATCAGGATAATATGCCATTGCAACACATTTATGTCCTACGGGATGTTGTCTCTCAGAACCCCATCTACTATCAGAGTATACCCCCGTCCTTAAATAGTTTTGAAGGTTAGCTAAGTAAACTTCTTCAAGTGTATAAGCTGCCCTTTCCTTTGCATCCTTTGAGTTTTTCCATTTCCTCATAGATTGCATTTTTAGTTTAGTGTTGTTGATCCAACCTCGCACACGTGGTGGAGAAAATGCATCTGTGTCAGGTAAGTTGCGAATAGACTCATCTATAGACAGTTGCTTAGATGGCGCTCTTGCTTCTCTTGCTTTTGCTAAACGCTCTCGCAATTCTTCACGCTGTTCTTCTGAAAGTTGTCGTTTTTTTCTTACCATTTAAAATCTCCATAATATTATTATATCATAAAAATTGAATATTGTCAATCCTCATCAAGGCGTAATATTTCAGTCTCGCCATTTTCATCAGTTCTGTGCTTTATAAATCCATTGTCGCATAGGTAGACAATAGTATTCTCAACAGTTTCTTCTTGCTTTTTGTTTGACCACAGATAGCCAATCATGAATGTACATACAGAAGCTAATGCCAAAAGAATCCACTGCATAATCTCAGGATTTTTGATTAGTGATAACATATTTTTTTACCTTTTCTAAATCATTGGTTACAAGCGAATTAAGTCCACCTGTGTTGTGCGAAACATTTTTCCAGTTCGATAATGTCACTAATTTCTTATGATAGTGATATGCTATCTGCTGACCAAGACCTTCATAGCCCAAACACAATGTGCTATTACGAATCGTTTCAAACACATAATCTACTGGCATCCTATAATCAACCATTTTTATAGGAATGTCAATTGTTTTTATAAAAGATTCAAAGGTATCTCTATTTATAGGCATTTTATCACGTCCTACAGGAGTAAGATTATTCCACGGTGTCCAAACACAAAGATATTTTAAGTTAGAAGGTTGATCTCTTGTCATAAGCTTTGGATAGCCTATCTTTTCGCCAACCAATTCCGCATATTCTTTACGCAAAAAATTTATATATCGATGAGCATATTTCTCAACTCTACACATTTCGACTTTATAAGTCACGCAGTCAGTGACATAGTGATCTAAAACGTTGTGAAGTATATCCTCATACATAAACGCATCGATTGTGGGTTCTATAATATATCTAATAGAAATATTTTCCCCTATGATATATTTTAGAGACTTTGCATACGCCATAGTTCTTATAATATCGCCATAACCATATGAGTTTTGAGTGACGATTTCATATCCATCGTCACTCTTTTGAAGTTTTATACTTTCTATCAGTTCCACTCGTTATCCCATTTTGTGGTTTGATTATAAACATCTCCGTAATACTCTTTAGCATATTTAGATGCATCTGAATAATGTGGATTGTAGAGATCTAAACGATCATCCTCTTCAGTATTTTCTTTTCTTTTCATCGATTGCGAAAGCATAAACTTCTTATTCTTAAGTTTAAGTTTATTAACAAAAGCTGCAGTAGGATTATTTTCTACAAATTTAGAGTGTTCTTTTTTTAATTCATCAATGAATGTATTCATACCAACCGTTATCCTTTAACCTATTTTTGAAGAGTGTAACCTCTTCTGAATTCAATGTCAACTCAGTCTTTTTAACTTTATTAACAAATTCTCGTATAGTCCACAGACCAATAGCGTCTAAATTATTGACAATACTATACTGCTTGTCAATATGGTTATCATTTTTATATATCACGATAAGGATCTTTCACTTTATATGAAGTATCAGGATTTCTGTTCCGATTCTTCTGTAGTTCCTTAACACCCAAAGTATGCATAAAGGTAGGATCGGCCATAAGAATATCAATAACCTTTTCCCAATCCTTTAGCTTTTCTTCAATATACTGCAGTCTTCTGTCGATGTGCTGTATTTGATAATCTGACATAATCGTATTCTCCAATTCTTGAATATATTCTGCGGCTTTCCAAGCATAGTGTTCAGTGCATCTAGACTTCCACTCTTCCCCTGCTTGGTTCTTTAGTTTTACCACCCACTCACTTTGTTTTACTCGTGGTTTGATATCAGAGTAAACTTTATCAACAACATCGTGTTCGTTTACTTCTTCCTCAAAACCATGCGTATTATGCTTTGGCATTATGCTACTTCCTTGAACCCAAAGTTAGCTACAACGTGACGATTACCATCTTCGTCTTCGATAAGATCACCAACTGATACAGAAGCCATACGACCCAAACGAGTAATCTGAGACTCAGGACCAATATTGCCAACTTCGAAAACTTCGTCTAAGCAAGTAGCTTCAATCTGAGCTACACCAGTATAAAGATTTTCATACAGAGCTTTTTCAACAAGATCTACCATTTTTTCTCCACGAAAGTCCATAGCCATGTCAGAACGAACTTCACGCTTCATGCTTTTCATGCCGGCATTGATTCCAGCGATTTCATCTTCTGTGTAGCGGATCTGATAAACTGTATATTTCATTTTCGAATCTCTTTCTCTTTGTTACACTACCTTTTTAATATAAATAGAGATATCTGTCAATACCTAAAATGGATTAAATATGTTTAAAACTATAATGATAAGAATGAAGTATAATGAGTTGTCTTTGAAGTACGCAGAAGCTGCTGCAAACTCTTGGCAAGGGTTTAATTTAAAGTATTATAATGCTATAACTCCTGAAACTTTGCCCACACAAAGGGGGCTTACTTTTGGAAAAAAAGGTGATAGGGAACTTACAGATACTGAAAAAGCGTGTTTTTATAGTCAATACAATCTTTGGAAAAAATGTGCCGTAGAAAATATACCAATTTTAATTTTAGAACATGACGCATATTTACGTAATCCCGCCGCCGT